TTTAGATTCAGACGGTAGTGTGTTTAAAGACAGGACTTTAATAAGAGCATCTTTTAAAAGTATAAACAGGACTTTACTTAATGATATTCAAGATGTATTGTTTTCTTTAGGAATCGTTAGTAAATTCAATTTAAGTGATAAAGCTGGGAAGTATAATATAAATGGTAAAACAGGTAAAACCAAGGAAGCTTATTTATTACAGGTAGGTAAGATAGAGCTTAAAAAACTAGCAGATAAATATGAGAAAGATTTCAACAGTAGAAAATTAAGAGCAGCTAAAGAAATTGAATTATTACAAAAAGCAAGAGAAAACAAATCTTGTATCATATCTGAAGATAATAAATATATTTATTTAAAAATAAAGAAAATAGAACCTTTTAAATATACAGGAACTGTATATAATTTTGATTGTGAAACACATACTTTTGTTAGTCAGTACTGCTCGACTCACAACTGCGATCCCTACGATCATGATAAATCTGGTACTAATTCTTTAGGTTCTGTATATATTTATAAAAGATTTTATAGTTTTGATTCTACTTATGATATACTAGTAGCTGAATATACAGGCAGACCTTCAACAGCTGATGATTTTTATGAGGTTGTACGTAAACTTGCTTTTTATTATAATGCTAGAGTGTTATATGAAAATCAGTGGCCTGGTTTACATACTTATTTTAAAAACAAACATTGTGATTATTTATTAGCAGATCAACCAGATGTTATATCAAAAATTATAAAAGATAGTAAAGTAACCCGTACAAAGGGTATACACATGTCAAAAGAAATTAAAGCTTTTGGTGAATTAAAACTACGTGATTGGCTAAATGAAGAGAAGGCACCTGGTAAAAAGAATTTACAAAATATATATTCTGAAGCTTTATTAGAAGAACTTATATCTTATAACGATGAAGGTAACTTTGATAGAGTTATAGCATTAATGATGATTATAATATATAAAGAAGAATTATATAATTATAGAATTAAACAACGCGCAGACAACGATAGATCTAGGTTATTATTTCCAGATGGGTTGCATTTTAAGCGTGATTAATAAACAGTAAAATGAGTAAAATGATAACTGAAAAGACCAAGGCACCTAAACGGAAAGAATGGTCTAAAAGCGTAACAGTTAATGGGTTAACACAAACAATCCGTGTAGAAAGTTTAGACAATGGTGGGTATTTGGTTTGTGTTTCAGAGTATGGATATAAACCATCTGATGTAAAAAGAACAAATTATATAGACAATACTAAAAAACTATATTCAGAAGAAAACCCATTAGAAAAAAAAGAAGAAGTAAATTTAATAAATGAATTATCAAGTATATTAACACTTAACAACTAATTATGCATAATACATATGATAGTCATGTTTTCCCTATTCAACGAATCCCACTAAGGGAAAAAAGTGAAGAGTGGAGAAAGAAATGTGTTGATTCTATTATAGCTAGAATGTGGACAAGTGAGGCTATAGAAGGTCGTACTAAAAGGGAACGTATGGCTATAGCTTATGATTTGTATAATGGTATCTTTGATGAGAAAGACATACATTATGTTACTAATCCTTTTAAGGTTGAGGATGAATTCCCAGCAAGTCCACAAAACATCAATGTTATTAAACCACACATAGATTTATTACTTGGTGAAGAAACTAAAAGACCTTTTAATTTCTTAGTAATACAAACCAATGATGAAGTTATAACTGAATTACAAGAACAAGCTAAACAACTATTGATGGATTATATTGTTAATGATATATCCACAGATGGTAAAGAACCTATAACACTTAATGAAATAGAACGTCATATTCAATATGAGTATAGATCAGTTTCTGAAAAATTAGCTCATGGTACATTAGAATATTTAAAAGAAAAATTAAATTTACAGAATGAATTTATAAAAGGTTGGAAAGACGCTTTAATAGCTGGTCAGGAAATTTATTATACTGGTATTATAAACGGCGAGCCTTATTTAGAACGTATCGATCCATTAGATTGTGATTTTGATAAGGATTCTAATATTGAATTTATTGAAGACGGTGACTGGTTTTGTCGTGTTTCTTATATGACTATTCCAACTGTTTACGATAGATTTTTTGACATAATAACTGAATCACAGTTATCAGATATACTAGAAAGAGTATCTAATGGTAACAATGGTAGAGATTCTTCTTATTCACCTATTGTATATAAGAACATACAAGACTTTAATAATTTAGGTTCTGATGATAATACTAGAAGTGATACTGTTCCTGTTTACCATGTTGTATGGAGATCGTTTAAAAAAATTGGTTATCTTGAAACACCAGATGGAACTGAAGTTATAGACGAGTCTTATAAACCAAGTGAAGATGAAACAGTAGTGTGGGATTGGATTACTGAAGTTTGGGAAGGATATAGAGTAGGTCAAGATATATATATTGGGGTTCAACCAGTTCAATATCAGGGTACATCTATGGATTCTTTAACAAATCCAAAATTACCTTATACCGGTTCTATTTATAATGATACTAATACTAAATCAAAATCATTAGTTGAAATAATGAAACCACTACAGTATATGTATATCATTATATGGTATCGTTTAGAACTTGCACTAGCTAGAGATAAAGGTAAAATAATGATGATGGACCCAACACAAATTCCAAAATCAATGGGTCTAGATATAAATAAATGGATGCATTATCTGTCAGCGCTTGGTGTTGCTTTTGTAAATCCACACGAAGAGGGTTGGGATGTTCCAGGTAGAGAAGGTGGTAAAGCATCTGCATTTAATCAGATGGGGGCACAAGATCTTAGTATGTCTAAGATTATTGCGGATTATATAGGATTAATGGATAAGATTGAACAAATGATTGGTAGACTTTCCGGTGTATCAGATCAACGTCTTGGTTCAATATCATCACAAGAATTAGTAGGAAATGTAGAAAGAGCAGTAACTCAATCTTCACATATTACTGAACCTTTATTCTGGAAACACAATCAAATAAAAAAGAAAGTTATTACAGCATTGTTAAATGCTGCTAAATGTGCTTGGAAAGACTCCGGTAAGAAAAAATTACATTATATAATGGATGATTCTAGACGTGTCTTTATGAATATAACAGATGATTTCATATATGCTGATCATGATGTATTTGTAACTGATTCAACACAAGAACAATTAAATTTACAAGCATTGAAATCTTTGTTAGAACCAGCGTTATCAACAGGTGCTGGTCTTATAGACGCCGCAACTATTCTTACTGAAAATAACATGACTGCTATTAAACATAAGTTACAAGATATAGAAAAAGCAAGACAACAAAGAGAACAAGAAGCACAAGACAAAGAATTGGCTGTTCAACAGCAAATAGCACAAATGCAACAAGATCAAATTTCTGAAGCTAATAGAATTAAAGAAGAAGATTCAATTAGAAAATCAAACACTGCAATTGAAGTAGCACTTATACAAGCAGAGGCTGGATTACAAAACAGTCAGCCTGTAGAAGTAGGTGAAGAAGATAATACAATTGAGTATGCTAAAATAGAATTGCAAAGGGAAAAAGCAAGATCAGATTCTAAAATAAAAGAACGAGCTTTAGCTGAAGATATAAGGAAAAACAAAGTTGCAGAAGAGCAAAAAGAAAAAGAAATAATTATAAAAAGAAAAGCAGCTAATAAAAAACCAGCTGCATCTAAATCTAAATAAATATAAACATGAGTAAAACTACTGAAACCAAAACTGATAATACTGTAGGTTTTGAGGATTTAATTGGTGCTTTTATGCCTGGTGAAAACATAAGTAAACCACAGTTTGAAGATGATGGAATTCCTTACAAAGACCCAGAAGAGATTGAAGGCGAAGAAGAAACAAACGACACTGAAGAACAAACAAGCGAAGAAGTAGATGAGTCTGTACAACATCAAGAAGAAGAGGAAGATACAGAAGAATCAAGTGAAGAAAAAACAGATCTTGGTGAATATGAAGCAGATATTGCTGCGTTTGTCAGTGAAAGTTTAGCTAAAGAATTGGATATTACATTTGATGAGAATCAAAAATTTGAATCAATTAAGGATGTAATAGACTATATGAAACAACTTGTTGATGAAAACTCTAAACCATATTATCCAAATGAAGAGGTAGAGAAGATTGCAAAATTTGTTGAAGATGGTGGGGATATACGTGATTTTTATAAAGAAATATATTCTTCATTAGATGTGAATAATGTTGACATAGAATCAGAGTCTGATCAAAAGTTAATTATAAAAGAAAATTTAAAAGATCTCGGTTATAGCGATGATAAAATAAAACGTACTTTAAAAAGATACGAAGATGCTGGAGTATTAGAAGATGAGGCTTCAGACGCTCTTGAAACACTTAAAACAAGACGTGAAGAAAAAACCAAAAAGCTATTAGAAACGCAAGAAAATAATCGTATATATATCGAAAAACAACAACAAAATTTCATTAAAGACGTTACTGAAGAAGTAAAGTCAATGAAAGACTTTTACGGTATGTCTCTTACCGAACAAGAAAAAAGAGAACTATTAGATTATATTTTGAAACCGTCTTCTGATGGTCAGACAAAGTTTCAGCTTGATTATGCAAAAGACAGTAAAAAGAATTTAATAGAAACAGCTTTATTTTTAAAGAAAAAAAACTCATTATTCAAAGAGGCTTCTAAAAATGCAAAATCTGAAATAACCAAAACGTTAGCTCAAAAACTAAGAAACAAATCTACTATGAAAGTAAAAGGTTCTGGGTCTGGGTCAGGTGTTGGTGATACAGAATTAAAATCGTTAGGTGGCTTCTTCCTAAAAAAATAATTTTTATAAATGGAAAACAATCTCTTAAATAGTCTAGTATTATACCGCAGTAAGTGGTTTTCTGGACTTGTGGATCGTAACACTCTTTCAAACGCTTTAGTTACGGAACCACATAAAATATCACCAGTATTGTCTTATATTTTTGGTCGTTTCGATCAAGGTAATGTTTTAGATTATCTTACAAATGGTATGGGTAGAACCATGACCATTGAAAGCGGAGAATACGAATGGCCAGTTATGATTGAACATGACAAAGCTATCACGATTATCGACGCTAAATGGCAAGGTGCTTCTATCTCTTCTACTGATACTCCTGGTATTGGCGGAAGTGTAATTCAACTTTGGTTGGAAGAAAAATGGTTTGGACCTGGTGCTGTTCTTGAACTTGATGATAAAGATTTTCAAGTACGTGTACAAGCCGAACCATATCAAGATGGTAATGCTTGGGTTTACAACGTAGTTGTAGCTGATGGTCAGATGGATTCTTATATTCTGCCTTCTCTTCTTTCTGCTGGTAAACAAGTAAGTCGTCTTGGTTCAGCTTACGAAGAATACAGTGAAGAAGCTGACTTCGTAAACTATGTTACTCCGTTTAAATTGCGCAACCAGCTTACTACCATGCGTTTACAATATGATATTACTGGTTCTGCTTTTAGCGATGTAATGGTAATCGAATTACGTGATCCTAAAACTAAAAAATCTACCAAATATTGGGCTCCTTATCAGGAGTGGACTGCTTGGAGACAGTGGTACGAACGGTTAGATCGTATGTCTGTATATGCTAAGTACAATAGGAATTCTGATGGTACCACCACACTTTATGGTACAAACGGTCGTCCTATTCAGATTGGAGCTGGTCTGTTACAGCAAATTTCACCTTCAAATCGTCGGTCTTACACTACTTTGACTCTTGATATTCTTGATACTTATATGTCAGATTTGTCATATAATATTCTTGGTATGGGGGAACGTAAGTATGTAGGTCTTTGTGGTGAAATGGCCATGAAAGAATTTGACCGCGTACTTCGTGATAAAGCAAGTGGTTATACTCTTGTTGATAGTAAATTTGTTACTGGTTCAGGGCAAACTCTTACTCTTGGTGGGCAATTTGTAACCTACAAAGGTCTGAATGGTATTGAACTTACACTGAAACATTTCCCGCTATATGATAATCCTACTTATAATAGGAAGCTTCATCCTGTGACTGGAAAACCGCTTGAGTCTTATAGAATGACTTTTATTAACTTTGGAATGCGCGATGGTGAATCAAACGTTGTTAAAGTTGTTAAAAAAGGTCGTGAACTTGTACAGTGGTATACTGGTGGTTCAGTTGGTCCTCAAGGTTTCAGTACTTCGATCAATAACCTTCGTTCGAATGCAAAAGACGGATATGCCGTACATTTCTTGTCTGAACAAGGTATTATGGTTAAAGATCCTACTACTTGTGGTGAACTTATTTGTGACGCCGAATAATATATAATTTAATGGGGTCGGGGCATTAAAATCCCGACCTCACAATACTTAACTTAAAAACTATGAAAGTTGTAATACGCCCTATGGGCAGGCATAAATGGTCGGGGGCAGTCAGATTTAAGGGCTGCAATGATTACCTTGGAACCTATTTAACAAGATCTGGTGTTGTATATACCGGTTTAAGTAAAGAAGATACTTTACGTTTGGGGGATGTTTTAGGGATTAATTTATCACCATCATCTGATTTTTGGACTAGTTTTACAATTCCTATGGGTAGTAAAGATATGTTCTTAGATACACAAGATCCTATGGATGAGTTGAAATATTTGTTTTTGAAAAGTCATAAACGCGTACAATCATCTATAACCGATATTAAACCTGGTGCTAACTATGTTATCATAAATAAAGATAACGAAGCTAAAGAAGCTAATAAATATGGTAGAATTAAACGTAGAGCCGCTTTAGAATTTGATAAGCTTACAATTGAAGACATGCGTAAATGTCTTAGGTTGTATGGTTATAATTCTGAAAATTCAAGTAATGAAATTGTTGAAAGTACTTTATTTGATTTAGTAGAAGGTAATCCACAAAGATTTTTAGACAAGTGGGTAGACAATAAAGATAAAGAATTAGAAGTACTACTTGAAACAGCACTTTCAAGGAATGTAATCAGACGTAATAAAAACATGTATAAATACGGTAATGAAGTAATTGCTTCTAGTAAAGACATGGCTGTTGCATTTTTGAAAGACCCACATAAGGCAGATATACGTCGTTCTATTATGATTGAAATCGAACGTAAACCAGAAGTTCTTTCTGTTGATAGACCGTCTGAAATAAATGAAGAAGACACACATAAAGAAAAAGTAACTTCTTTAAAACGTAAAAAGATAGAAGCTTTAGAAGAAGAATCTGGTCCGTCTAATGAGGATTTAATTAAATAAATATGGATATAACAGAAATGCATAAAGCTTTTAGGCTTGAATTAGATAAATCACAATCTTTAGATTATCCTGATTTTTTACCAGAAGAAATTGATTTTTGGTTAAATAAGGCTATTCGTGCATTTGTTAAAACAAGATATAGTGGAAGTAATGTTAAACGTGAAAGTTTTGAAGAATCACAGAAGCGTATAGACGATTTACGAACACTAATCAAAGAACATTCGATAACACCAGTTAGTGCTGGTTCACCTATTTATCCTTTTTCAACGTATACTAATGTAAAGATAAAAGATAATTCTTATATATTTCCATTACCTGTTTTACCTTTATATGTAAATTCGACTAGTTATACAATTCGTCCTTATTGGCATACTTTAGGTGAACAAGCACAGATAGTATTTGGTAATAACAGTATAACTACTGGTATTACACAGTCTACTATTGATAAATTTGAACGTATTTTAAATGATCCACAAGGTGAGCATGTGTTACATTATAATAAAGCTAAACCAATAAGATTATTTAGAAACAACTATGTTGAAATTATATCAGATGGTAATTATACAGTAAGTTTATATTTTTTAAGATATCTAGCAAAACCAGTTCGTGTAAATTCATTATCAACATCTGGTATTACCTCTGGCAACATTCTTGATGATATAGTATACACAGTTGTTAGTGGTTCTTTATCTTATAATTCAGTAACTTATACGGCTGGTCAAAAATTAATAGGTTTAACAGATTATAGTACATTTTCTATAGTTACTGGTACACCAACTCTTACAATGAATTCAATGTCGTGTGATTTACCAGAACACACACATGATGAAATTGTAACAATTGCTGTTAATATGGTATTGGAAAATATCGAACAACAGCGTTATCAAACACATACTGTCGAACTTAATAAAAGTGAATAATGAAACACTCCTGGAAATTTGACGGTAGAAAGCGCTTGACTGACAGTACTTCGCATACCTATCGGTTCCCAAATCGTCCTTCTTATAGTCTATACTGTAAGGGAGATGTCAGATTACCTTATGGTGTTTAAATAAATAAATTTAAAATAGACTAAAATGATTGATCGTGTTAATAAAGTTATCATCGGTAAAGACATTAGTCGTACTTCTTCGTTGGTTATTTATGCTATCCCAGGTGGGTCAGCAGACAACGTAGCAGATGGCGAAGTTTTTGTTGTTGATAAAAATAAGAAACTTCTTTCTGCTGGTGCTACAATTGCTGATTCCGAATATGTTTATGTCGGTGTTGGTTTAGGTAGTGAAGTAACCCTGTCTAATGAGGCCGGTACTTCTATCACTACACGCAGACTTGAGTTTTCTGATCCTATTTATGGAAAATTTGTTAAATCATATATTGGTAAAGCTTATACAGCTCGGACTGAGAAAACTGTAAGTTTTGTTAATACCGGTTTAACTCCTGTTGCTGGTACTGAGTATATTCTTCGTGTTATTTATAAAGATATGGTAGAACATCCAGGCCAGTTTATTCATACCTACAGACACATTGCTACATCTACAGAAACTGTAGATTCTTTATTCTCTAGTCTTGCTAATGCTGTTAATGCACATACAGGGCGTAGAGTTAATGCTAGTGTAACTGCTGGTTCTGATCTTTTAACTCTTACTGCTATTCAAAAACCAGAAGGACATACTTCTCTTAATGATATAGATGAAGACAGTTGGGTTAATTTTGATGCTTTTATTGTTTATGTAGACTCTGATGGTTATTGGACTAATTACGGTGCTACTAAATCACAAGGTACCCCTGTAAAAGGTAGTGGTACTTGGTATCAAGTACGTGATCGTGAAAAAGGTGCTTTTGGTTACAAAGGTATCATGAATCGTACTGCCTTCCCTGTTATTATGCCTGATTTTAGGACTGTAAAAGATGAGACTTATGATGCTATTATAATCGAATCTTCAATTCCTTACAAATCACCCGATAATCAGTATTATAAAGACACACAAGTTACAACCGAGATTTATATTCCTAATACTGCTACATCAAATCAGATGGATCAGGTATTGGCTGTATTGAATCCTTGGATGGCTTCGTGTCCTGGTAATTTTTCTGCAGTTTCATTTTAATTAAAAGGAGAATTTAACAATGGCTAAATCTTTAAAAAGTGAATTCTTAAGTAAGAGAACTGCAGTTTTTAGTATTACTATTCCTAATGCCTCTGCTACTACTAGTGTTGGTTCTGGTGTATTTCTTCCAGCTGGTGCTATTGTAACTGGTATTCGGTGGTGCTCACCCAGCGCTGTTACTTTAACTGGAGCTTCTGCTACTGTTGTATTACGCGTAGGAACTAATAATCTTCATGCAACTGTTAACGTTTCTGGTCTTGGTGCTTCTGCTACCCCGACTAGTACAGCTGTAACAAATGCTGCTGGTTATTTAGTACCTGCTGATGGTGAACTTAATCTGTTATCACAGGCTAGTTCTAACTCAGCTGCTACTGCAACTTATGATTATTATGTTGATTATCTGTATGTACAGTAATAACATTTTAAACTAAATAACGTATAAATAAGGGTGGGTTAAAATCCACCCTTACTTAAACTAAATTACATGGAACCACGAATAATAAGTGAAAACACCATAGGTTATAACAATACCCATCTAGAAGAATCTATTGATAGGGTTGAAAAATCAAAGATGTATAAGAATCTTTCTACCATTATAATTTGTCCAACTAGGGGCATGTTCCCAACAAAGGTTGTACAATCTTGGATGAAACTTCTTAAACCAATGAATCAATTAGTAGCTGGTCCTATTTTTGCTGAAAGTATGCAAGTAGATGCAGCTTATAATAGTTTGTTTAAATATATATTAGATAATGCTTATTTAAGTACATTTAAATATGTACTAACAATTGAAGAAGATAATTTACCTCCAACAGACGGTCTATTAAAACTATATGAAAATATAGATGAGTATGATGTAATCGGTGGATTATATTGGAGTAAAGGAAAAGATGGTTTTCCAATGTTATTTGGCAATCCAGAAGAAGACCCTATGGATAGTAAACCACAAACACCAAAGTATGGTCAAATACAACAAGTTAATGCTTTGGGTATGGGATTTAATCTTTTTAAATTAGATATGTTTAGAAATGTACCAGAACCTTGGTTTAAAACAGTTGAAGAAGTAGGAGATCTTGGTGTTGAACAAATGACTCAAGATTTTTATTTTTATAGAAAAGCAGCTTCTTTAGGATATAAATTTGCATGTGATAATAGGGTTTTAGTAGGACATTATGATTCTAAAAAAGATATTATTTTCTAGTATATGATTAAAGAAACTAAAATAGATCTCGCTTGTGGAGCGAATAAAAAAGAAGGATTTTTTGGGATAGATATTTCAAAATGTAGTTCTGTAGATGCAGTGGTAGATTTACAGAAATACCCTTGGCCAATAGAAAGCGAAAGCGTAGAAGAATTACATTGTTCACATTATATAGAACATATACCACATACAAATATTATTACTGATGTTTTAACAAGTTTAAATCAAGTCAGTAATTTTGACGACTTTAAAAAAGACATTCAAACTAAATGGCAATACGGCTCTAAAGATGGGTTGATATTATTCATGGATGAAGTTTATAGAATATTAAAACCAGGTGCTGTAGCTACAATTATCTGTCCATATTATGCTTCTATTAGGGCTTTTGGAGATCCAACACATGTCAGATATATAGGCGAATGGTCTTTTTATTATTTCAATAAAGAATGGCGTGATACAAATAAACTATCACATTATGGTATAAATAGTGATTTTGATATGAGGTTTTCACATTATATAACTAATGAATTAGTTTTAAAATCAGAAGAAGTAAGACAACACGCTTTTACTCATTATTGGAATGCGATAGATGATATTATAGTTGAATTGAAAAAAAGATAAAATGGCACTTACTTTAATAGCACCAACAGTTACTTTTGATAGGGATAATAATACAATAACTATTACTGATGAAACTGGTTTATATAATGTAAATACTAATCCTGGTGGATGGGGTACTCCAAATACAGCATTAACTGATATAAGTGTATATACTGGTGTAGAATTTAAACTTACAATGGTTGTTTATACTACTAGTAATACGACAGGTACTGAATATGAAATAGATTATACTACATTTTATAATGAGGATATACCAGAAAGTGTGGATGATTTAGAATTTACCGAATTAATAGCTAGTGATTTTGGTTTAACATCGTTTACAGATGGGTTATATGAATTTAAGCTTAGTGTTTCTCATGATTTAGTTGGTGCAACTGGTGATGAAAACACATCTCCCTCTGTTTATTTTTTAATTGTAGATGATTTACAAACATCTTTAAATCAAGCATTTGTTAGTATACCACGTACATATAACTACGAAGGTGCTCATTTATATACAAGTGATTATAAACAAATATTAGATCTTTTATTTTCTAAATCTTTATTTAAAGTCTTAGATAATATACAAGACGATCATAGTTACATTAGTTTACATTTTACTGATGTTTTAAACATGTTAGCTACTATAGAAACAATCATACAAAAATATTCGTAATGACAACGTCTGCTTACATAACTGCTATTAATCAGTTACTAAATGATAAAGTTATACAAACATATAATAAATGTAGATACGGTTCTGTAGAATACCAGAGGTATTATATAATCGTTATATTAATTGTTGTATTATATGACATTATAGATGAAAATATAAATGATAGTATGGAATTTACTGGACAGTTAACTAATGAAGAATTAAGATCTA